CGTAATCATCCCATGCCACCGTATAACTAATTGCGCCATCCCCAAAATCTTCAACATCGGTAACAACGCCAATTTTTCGGCTGCCCTTATTATGGACAATATCCCCGACGGCGAACTTAGGATTCTGCATGTTCAAGATCCTCCTCTGGGATGCCATGGCCAAATTCTGTTTGATACTCATGTCGGCTGGTAAGGCCAGCCCGATAGGTGGTTATTTTTTGGATGGTCGATACCTCCTGGGGTCGCTGCTTCAGACGGACACGGTCACTGATATTAAATCTAGGTTTATTTTGCAAGGCGCAATTCCCCTTCTGGCTCTTCATATTGGCCTGGTTGTGTTTGCAAAGTGTATATAAAGCCGGTATCCGATTGCTTTACACCAACGACTTCCATCCATTCCAGGGTGCGTGGGATAAACACAACTGATCCAATTGAAAATTTAGGATTTGGCTCGTTGCTCATTGAGAATTCTTTCTTCGATAATCAATTGGCTTTCTTCAACATCAATATCAACCTTACTGCGCTGGGACTTAATGCCGTTTTTGTCAAGATACGGAATTGCATAAGCCACATCGTACAGCCATGTGGCGGTTTCATCCTGATAGTTAACGTACAGCCGATAGCCAATGACCAAGCAGTCCTCGCCCAGATACGACACGTGCTGCCACAAGGCATAACGTGGTTTCAGGTCACTCTTCATTTGCTGGTTCCAATTCATCTTCCGTCACCCAATCAATATTACCAATAATATTTCTTATACGGTATAAGTACTTAGGCTGGCTTACCTCATCAACTATAAAAACCTCATTGCCAAGTGACTTCTTTCTCTTTACTACTTGACTTCGTTTGAATAATGGGGACTTTTGCATGCGTTAAACCCTTTGCAAAGAACTTTGGGCAACAACCCATTTATCAATGCCATTACCAATAGTGTAAAATATTCCATGTTCATTAATGGGGCCGACATCGATAACCCGGTATTTATTTGGTCTATACACCAATATATTGGAAGATACAATCTTAACACGATCACCGATTTTGAATTTAGGCTCTATGCTCATTTTTTTATTTTCTTGATTCGTTTGCCATAAAAATAAATTAGATGATTTAAATGATGAGTCAATATTTATTTTACATTATGTGTTTTTTTATATTATAATGCCAGAAAACTATATAAAAAGCGCTTATTTTAAATATTTATTTCCGTTGTCAAGCGGGTAGAAGGTGGCGGGGCTGGGTTTCAATTTTGGCATTTTCCCATGGATGTTTGCCAAGATATCGTTCTTAACCAGGATAACTTTTTCTTCCGAAACTTTGGTATGATCAATTTCTAAAGGCTCTTTTGATTTTTCAAGCTGTTCATACCAATTGAGTTTTTCTTTGCTGCTTCCAAGCCATTCACAGAATTTCATGGTATTCACCAAACAAATCTATGTATAATTTCTTTTCTTCTTCATAACCAATCTTATTAAGCATATCTATCACGGCCTCCTTGCTGTTAGCGGCGTCATAATCAAGTAAAGCATCGATTAATTTTTCTCTTTTATTCATCTTCCCTACTCCCGCTTAGCACCTGGAAGAATGTCACATCTTCGTCGGTGCAAAATACATAAAAGCCCAAAAAGAACCCGATAACGCTTAAAGCAATTGGGAAAAAAACAAATATGGTTTCTAAATCACTCATCACCTACTCCTTTTTCGCGCCGCAGTGGGGGCAGATTGGAAGATTTGTTTTCTTATTTGGCATTAATAATTTTTTCAAATATTCTTCAGTATAACCAATCACAGCGTCACCTCGATTTGTGCTTTTTTATCAATTTTATACGCCTTCCTTTGGTGGATTTAACCCATTGCGCCTGGAGACTAATGCGTCCAGTTGACCTTTGACAGTTTTGTATTCCTCACGGATCGGCAGCATTTCTTTAATGGCGTCAAACCGTTTTTCTTCATTTTCAATCTCATCTTTCAATTTCTCAGTCTCCCACTTAAGTGTATGGCTTACAATACGTATCTCATTACAATTATAATGATCAATGGCAAAAATAAACGATTCAAAATCCAAGAAAATAAACGTTCCCTTTTTCCCACCAGCGAAATCATAAGCATATTTTAAAAAGCCTCTGTTATTTTTTATAGCGACTGTCATTTGGTCGACTGGCGGCTCAGCTTTTCTGAAAAACCCCATTCTACTTTCCCTCCATTAATTTTTTGATGGGGTTTCTGGCCGCTCCAGCGAAGTCAGCAGCATATTAATCATGTGGCAGCCAAAAGCCTTGTCTTGTTCAGGTTCAGGCCCCTGAGATATGCCAGCAACTACGTCAAGCATAGCAGCTTTATTTTTTTGACACTGATTTCCAAATCACCATATTTCAGTCTATAATCATTTGTTTTATTGGCTTTATGGGTGATTTCCTCTATAATGAAAAAATCATTTATTATGTACAATAAAACTTGACACACTATTTAAGTGTTCATAGAATCCGCATAAACCTGATAACGGAGGTGGATTTGTATAAGGAAATGAAGTCATCAAAGATGGGCACCTTACGAGAGGAAGTTAATGCGTGCGTTGCTACCATCCAGAGAATATATATCGGAAAATCGAACCAAAAAAAGAAAGCTGATATGCTTGACGTAGTTGCTGGGATATCTCAGGGGCCTGAGCCTGATCAAGATAAGGTTTTTGGCGTCCATATGATTAATATGCTGCTGACCGCGCTGGAGCGGCCTGCAACCCAATCAAAAAATTAACGGAGGGAAAGTAGAATGTGATTTTTCAGAAAAGCTGAGCCGCTAGACCATTATCACTTAGGCTTAATAGATCTTATATATGCCTATGACGGACACAGTGGCCCTAGAATTTTTGACGGCAAAGAAATTCTAGAAAATAATGTAACATTAATCGCTGCCAAATACGGCCTCACCATCCAGGATGTGAAGGAATGAAATACTTTTTTTATGGGGCTGTTATGGCTGCACTGATAGCCATTCAAATACACCTTATTGATATAAAAAGAGAGCTTAGAAAATATAATATGGGAACTTCTAACCTCACCATCACGAAGGAATGAAGATGTATATAATAAATTATAAAAGTGGTTATTGCGATAGAAGTGAGGATATTAAGCGGATTACAGAGTTGTGGCTTGGCTTCCTGAAAAATGGAATGAGTGACCAAGACTTGATACATACAATAAACAAAGTTTCTGAATTTCTGAATTTATCTGTAACCATCACGAAGGAGTAAGGGGGATGCAAGAATATTTTAGGGTTAGCTTTGATTTTAAAAAGGGAACTCCTATTAAGGATATTATAAAATTAATGGAAGATCAGGGCGGAGAATTTATAACAGCCGCCACGTCTATGGTTTTATTAAATGATGCCAAGGAAATTAAGGCTATTTGTGATGATTGGGATGATAGCAAGCTTACATCTAAAATTTCCTTTTATTTACCTGAAATGGAGCAAGTAAAATGACCGACGACGTGAAGGAATTAGAGATAGAAATTGTTAAAGAAAGGCTCGTGTCTGCTATTAGTGGCGTTTGCCAAGATATTTACAAACCAATACCTAAGCTGATGAACATCATGGACATTATTACTCGAGATGAAACCCTTTTTTCTCATAAAATAATTACTGATGTTAGGCAAACCCACTCAAATATAAAAAGAGAGCTTGAACGTATGGCCGCCCTCTATTTCGAGCTGAAGGATAAGGAATGATTAAAGGGGAAGGGCCATGTTGCCCTAAATGTGGGCGGACAATGCTTATTACGTGTTCAATGGCTTCCCCATACGGGGAAAATAGGATTATTCATAGTGGCCATTGCCCCGTACACATCAATATGAAAATGGACATTTTTATTAAAGATGAAGGGAGCGGCTTAGATGAGTGATACAATTTATATATGGCTGGGATTATTAGCTGTCTATACGATCCCAATTACCTTTGCCCTAATATCAAGGAAATAGAAAATGACCACTGAAGCGGAAGAGTTTAAGCGGCAAGAGGAAAGGTTTGATAGATTGGCGATTGTATTCAGTGAAATATGGATGCCTGATTTTTGGAATTTACCATTTTTATCATTTGATCTTTATCGAGATTACGCGACATTGAGGATAGGACATGGAGATTGTTATATTGATTTATTTACAACCAAAGGAAGTAATAAATTGCTATCCCTCCGCGCCCTCAACGACCGTCTGGAACTCGCTTTGCAGGGGAAGGTTAAAGATGCCGATACTTAATTATACAACGACGGTTTCAGCTGATAAGTCTGTACAGGAAATCAAGAAATGCCTGATGCGCTTAAAGGCAACGGCCATCTTAGAAGATTATAATGATAAAGGGATGATATCTCATTTATCATTCAGGATTTTATATAATGGTAATGTTTTATCATTTCGGCTGCCATCTAATGCCAAAGGCGTTTTGGCCGCTTTGGAAAAGGCAAAAGCTGATCCACGCTTCCAGAAGCTTGGACGTGCTCACATGATCGCTTGGCGTATTGTGAAGGATTGGGTAGAAGCGCAACTTGCTATTATTGAGGCTAACATGGCCGATCCTGTAGAAGTGTTTTTACCTTATATGCAGGGCAACGATGGCAATACCGTTTATGATAACATGAGGGGTAATAATTTTAAACTTCTAGGAAAGGCTAAGGGGGAATGAAAACACTGATAGAACAAATTGACAGCGTCAAAATAGTCAAAAGATCGTCACAAATGGGCGATTGCCTGGTTATCGTTGATGATGAGGGGGATATCAATTGTTACATCTCATGCGAAAATGGAGTGCAGGATGTGGCGCCAAATAGGACGATCAACATAGCCCAGCAATTTACTATTGATAACTTCGATCTGAGAATTAAAGAACTAGAAAAAGCTGGAATATTTGATGAATTTTTGAATAAATTTCCCAAAAATGAAATTCAGAATTGGGGTTCATTCTATAAAAAATTCTGTGAACTTATCCCAGAAAAACAGGAAACCGGCAAATATGCTACGCCCAAGATAACATTTTGGCAAAGAATGTTCGGAGTGAAGCCATGACCACGATTGAGCAGGAAGAGAAAAGGTTCGCCGATCTAGGAAAAAGATTTTACCATACCTGGAGATATTACCCACATTTAAAAATCGTCAGATCCAATGATGGGACTTTCAGTGCTTACGCTTTTATTGGAAATTATATCGATGAAGGCGACCGTTACGATGTTTGCGTAGCGTTTGCCTGCAACAGTATATTGGGTTCATTGGTGACACTGAATAACAAACTTGAAGCCAGGCTTAACGGGAAGGTGGAGTGATGCAAGATAAAATAAATGAGATTATATTGGAAATAATTGCTTATTTTTTCCTGGTTATGGTGGTCATATCTTCAATTGTGTCTTGGGTATGCTTAATGTGGCATTTAATTATTCCAATTAATCAGTGGTTTCTTATCAGAGAACAGATCGGAGGGTGTGCCGCAGTTTTTTTGATAACCAGTCTGTCTATGATAGCCATTGCTTGTCATAAATATAAAAAGAATGATGAATAACTAACGAAAACCCCTGTTTTTGTTACCTTGCCAAATAATAGTAACGCGGATGAGAGTTAGGAGAGATTGATGATCAAAGACCACATGGAAATAATAGCTGAACATGGCGTAACTAGATTGGAATTGTCTCAGCTTCGCATGCAGGCTTTACAGATGACTAAAACATCTATCGGAACAGAAAAAATAGCATATAATTTTGAACTTGCGGATAAATTTGTCCACTTCTGCCTCACAGGCGAACACAAATTGCCGGAGAAAAAGGGATGAACGCGGAGGGCATTAAACAACACTGCGAGCAATTCGGTCACCCGGAATTGTCAGAAACTGCCGAGAAAATTCTTAAAGACCATGGCATTAGTAATATGCATGCAGACCACAGTTTGGCGTCGCACATAGCTGGCCTATACATACATATAGGTATAATTAATGAATGCATTAAATCCGTTAATAACCGCCTAATGGTATTGGAAGAAAAGGTTCGAAATGACCCCACCCAACCCGGTTGATTATAGCATATTAATTGGAAATATAAATTTTTATCACAAATCAATAGAGCAAATAGCAAAAGAAACTGAAAAAGTAATAATTACAACAGATTTGAATGGTAGGCCTACTGCACTTCAAGATTTACTTCTTTGCATAGGGGCACAGGCCACTTATTTGGTTCCAAGTTTAATGCAAGAAAATAAAAATCTGCGCGCCCGCGTCAAGGAGTTGGAAGATGGAAAATAGACCGACGTTAGTTATTCCTGATCATATGGTGAAGGCCTTTAATGAGATTATGAATAAAAATTTAAGGCCAGATCCGAGTGATCCAGCAAATCAAGTTCGTTGTATTCTAACGAAAATGATCCTTCATAATCCAGTGCCATTTACCCCATGGACAACAGATGCTGTTGTAGCAAGTATTGCCCAAGAATTAGCAGACTTGTTATGGGGATATAAGCTGGAAACAGTTTTAATCCCATTTATTGAGGAAATAATTAACCGATCATTTGATGATGGGGTTCGTCATGCAATGTATAAATTACGCGCTGAAAATGAGAGGTTGAGGGATGAAGCGCAATAGAACTAATGACACCGGCCATAAAAAATTTTATAGGGTGGATGAGGGGCGTGATACTGCAAAATGCCAAACTTGCAAACAAATTGTGCCATTGGCACCTATCATGCGATACCAATTTCTAAGCCGGATCAATGGGGCCTGTGTTTTGGTCGGGACATGCTGTGATAATCGGTTTCTTTGGGCAAATCAAGATGAAAAATTTCTGTTAGAACTAGATGAAATATAAACGGATGTATCTAGGCATTTCTACATAAAACCTTCAGTGTGCGTGGCTGCGGAAAACTTCGATACACAGAAATTCGCAAATGTTAAATTACACATGCAATGTCTATAATATTTATAGAAGAATAGCAAGGATGCTGAGAATGCAAATAAATGAAAAAGATGATTGGGTTGATTTGAACAAAGATGATGAAAATCTAAAGAAGATATGGGATGAAAAGGTAAATGATGTCTGGTCGGAATTGTACAGGGCAAAAATCAAGGGCAAACCGGCCAGCTATTTAAACGAAATTGTTTTGGTGCAGTGGAAAGATGCGACCGCTGCTGATGGTGGATGGGCCTTTAAATCTGATTGGGTCAAAACGCTGGCGACCATACGCTCAACCGGAACAGTGGTTTATGAGGATGCCGAATGCATCACCATAATGCCACATTTTTCTGAAGGCAAGGAAACGGAGTTTAACCAAGGCAAGGGCGGCATCAATATCCCAAGATCCAGTATTTTGTCCATTGTTGCCTTGGTACCAATGAATAAACAAAAAACCGCTAAAAGCCCATTAGACGAGAAGATGAATGAGTAGAATTGATACTCTGGGGTTATTGATTCGGGAAAGAAGGCAGAATTTAGGTTTAAGCACCGCCGCCTTGGCGCGAGCGGCCGATACCACTCGTCAGCACATTTCATCGCTTGAGAATTGCAAGTCATGGTCGATATCCGAGGATATTATCATTCGGATTGCGAGGATATTGATGATTAATGAAGATGAATTACTTGGGGCTGCTGGAAAAATAAAATCTGATGTTTTGGAATTATATTCGCGTAATGCCGCCATGTGGGCTGAAAAAATAAGGGAGTATTATCGTGAAAAAAATGGAAATTGAGGCATTCGCACAGGTTGTCAGGGAAATAAATGTTCACGGCCGTGAAATATTTAATCTTATTTTTGATGGAACCAGGTCCATTGACTTATGCGAGTTGATTGATAGAATCTTTAGGAAATATGGTGGGCCTGCCGCTGGTGTCAGGGAAATGATTTTAGTCACGGCCTTGATTGAGGCCAGTGATTTGGTGGCGGACATTCAAAATGGTGCGGAATTGCAACGCACCACCGTGCATTAGGAGGTGTGTATGGACGTATTTGATTTAGAGTGCCACGTTTATCGCAAAGGCGATGAATATAAGGAGCATATTGCTGTCCCATTCAGCCAATCCAGCTTGATGTCCATCTTGATTATTGGCGTCTGCGCCTGCATGGTTGCCATAACTTTCTTGGCAAACGCAGCTTTCTGGATATATGACAGGCTATTTTAAAGGATTTTTTTATGGAACAAATAGTGATCGCTGGTTCACACCTCATGCCAACCCCAAAAAAACGCGCTGAACTTGGTGCAGATTTTTATCCAACACCAAGCTGGGCTACCTATGCTCTGCTGGATAACGAGAAATTCAAAGGGTCTATTTGGGAACCGGCGTGCGGGGATGGTGCCATGTCCAAAGTTTTAAAAACATCTTACCAAGATGTGCGCAGCACGGATCTTTATGATTATGGTTATGGTGACCCGGGCATTGATTTTTTCAAATCCGATTCGCGTGCAGACAATATCATCACCAATCCTCCATTTCACAGCGCCCAGCAGTTTGCCGAGGCGGCGCTTGCCAGGGCTGATCATAAGGTTGCCATGTTATTGCGCCTGGCATTTCTGGAAGGCGGATCGCGTGCCAAGACAATATTTGCCAGCACACCGCCGACCCGCTTGTGGGTTTTTAGCGAACGAATCACCTTCTATCCCAATGGCGTCCAGACCGCTGGCAGTGGCACAACCGCCCATGCATGGTTCATTTGGGACAAGAATTGTGTCGGACAGAATACAGAACTTAAATGGCTAATGCCGATTTATAAAAACAAAAAGCATATTGCCATTGACAATTATTTTGAAAAATGTACGGTTGATTTGTAAACAATCCCTGTGTAATTGATGGTTTACTCTATCTGTGTGTTTAGTTATTTAGTCTCTAAGAAAACCCCAATCCTAGCTTGGGGTTTTCTTTTGGGATGGTCGTTTGACAGATTTTCCATAATGTGGTCATATGGGCGTATCAATATCTCCCAAGACATTGATCTCTCCCAGAGACGACATAGCAAAGCAGGGCTAAGCGTTAGCGGTCCTGCTTTCTTCCCAGCTTATAGGTGGATTGTTGAGAATCCACCTATTTACGCTTGCTGTTGAATGGTTTCAAAAATTGAAAAACCGGGAAAATGACTTATTTTATTGGGATAGGTCGGCGATTATCATGATCAAATCCATCAGGTCATTAACCGTTGCTAGGGTTTCTCCAAAATGCAATTGCGCGGATATGATATCCGTCAAATCATTGTTGATAAGCCTTTCGATGCCAGATTTTTTAGCCATATCTTTCTCGGTTTTCCATCGATCAATATTAAAGTCAGCCACATTCAATTCCAGTATGCTGGCGTCGATCATGTTCAATAATTGATCAATCCGCTGCAGGCAAAAATCCCGTTTTTCGACGAAAGACTGAAGACTTTCACCTTTCAATTTATCAGCGGAGACAGATATCAGTGATTTTCTTTTGCCATGGACTTTTTTTCGGCATACCTCGAGGGAGTTGACCATGCTGTCAACCTCCAACTTCATATTTTCTATTCTCACGGACTCAATTACCCCTTGACCTTTATTACATATTTTCATGATATCCTCCTGTTGTTTGAGATATCATGGCAGGCAATAGATGTGAAATCTGTGATATGACTCACAAATTATTTTAATACAAAACATTGACTTTTGTTTATAGATACACTACATTAAATGTTAAATTGTTACTACAATTAAAGGTCGTGGCGTTGGAAAACCTTAAAAACCCGCCATTAGTCAGGCACAGAGGCCAAATTGCCTCACCCGTGCGGGCATGGAAGCGTCAAGTGCAATCCGAATCACTTGGAAAGATGATACTTTCTCTTTTTAAGAACGGTGAAGTATTGGATTTTGATGATATTGCAGCTCTACTGTATTCCAAATATGGTTTTATTTTTGATGTAATCCCTCTTTCTGAGTTTTTGACTCGTTTGGCGAGATCACGAAAATTGCGTTCAATTGGCAAGCATATTTACAGCTTATCACACCCACAAATCAGGAAAAAAGGTATGAAGCCGGAGAATGAGCGAGCGACTTAATAAAAAGTCGTCTCTCGATCGGGAAGAAGCAGAATTTCTTGAGAAAATAGTCAACCTTTCCTCCAAAAGGGTGGCGGAGGATATTTCGGATTCATCTGAGGATGGCCCGGGGGACAAGGAAGATAAAAAAGAATCCTTGCGCCTATCGGCCGCCTATGAGTTTTCAGCACTTGTTGCCCCATTCATCAGCAAAAATGAGATAACTGCTGGCAGCCTATATAAGCTGCGGGGAATTGGCGCCGAAGTGGCCGATGCCGCTGATTTCTTTGATGTAACTATTGCCGAATTTGAATTCATCCTACAGCGTGAACCGGCCCTGCGTCAAGCCTGGGATTCTGGTTTTGGCGTTTTTAAGATGGTATTGCGCCGCAACAGTTTGCTTTTGTCAAAAAGCAACCCATCCGTCCTGATGTTTCTATATGAGCAATATTTGCCGAAAGACATGGGCGAAGCCAAGGAAAAGCAGCGCAAGGCACGGGAAAAAATGCTTCATTCCCTGGCATCACTTGAATCAATTATTTTAGAAAAAAAGCTTGTGGAAGTGAGCAAGGGTTCAGACGGAACCTTTGTATTGCCTGATGTCAATGCAGAAAAGGAGCCTGATTAAATGTTCAGTTTCTTTTTCAATTCCCGTATCATGGAATCAACCTCATCCATATCATCATCCCAACTCTTGCCTGTGACGATTTCTTCAATCTTTTCGTCTAGCAATATAATCTCTTGGGCCATGTCGGCCAGCATTTTTAGTTTTTCCAGCATGTTACCCTCCATTACCCATCTAATGCATTCTACAGAACAAATGGTAAATAAACTGTGAACAAGATCACAAATCACAACGAAATCCTTAGAAAGAGTGCAGCGGATGCCGATCCACTTGACGTCATTGCCGTCAACTGGCGTTTAAACTGGCTGGCAAAGGCCAGACCGTCCCAATTAACCCCTGCGGGTAAATGGCATCACTGGATGCTTCTATCAGGCCGCGGATTCGGTAAAACGTTGGTTGGCGCCAATGATATGGGTTGGTTTGGCTATCTGAACAAAAAATCCCGCCTTGGTGTCTGCTCAACCACCTTCAGTGATGTTAGGTCCGTCTGCTTCGAAGGAGAAACTGGTCTTTTAAACATTATTCCAGAAGAACTTATAGCACGTTATAACGCCCAATTGGTAGAACTTATTTTGGTAAATGGCACGATGATCAAGGGTTTTTCTGCCAATGAACCTGAAAAATCCCGTGGCCATCAATTCCACCGCCTATGGTGTGATGAGCTTGCTTCATGGCCGAATGCCGATGAGACGTGGGACAACCTACAGATGGGTAACCGTCTTGGATCGGATCCGCGCACCATCATCACCACAACCCCGAAGCCGATTGATATTATCCGCCGCCTTTATAAGGATGCAGGAACGAAACTTACGACTGGATCGTCCTATGAAAATGCCCGTAATCTGCCAAAGAAATATTTGGATAATATGGAGCGGTACAAGGACACGCCGCTTGGCAAGCAGGAGATTTATGGGGAAATAATTTCAGCCGGTATGGAAGGCATCTTTAAGCGCGGCTGGATTAGGCTGTGGCCGCGTCATAAGCCGCTACCGGAATTTGATTATTTAATTATTTCCATGGACACAGCTTTTACGGAAAAGACTTTTAACACCAAAACCCGCCAGCCTGATTATAGTGCCTGCTTAGCGTTGGCGGTGTTCAAGGAAAAGCTGCCAGATGGTACAAAAGTGAACGCAGTACTGATTTGTGACGCATGGGATGAGCATTTGTCATTCCCTGATTTGCGGGAAAAAACCTTAAAACAATTTAATCATTCTTATAACCAAACCCGTCCCGAATTGATCCTGATTGAAGAAAAGGGATCTGGTATTTCGCTAATCCAAGAAATGAACCGATTAAAAATACCTGTGCGTCCTTACAACCCTGGCAATGTTGATAAATTACAGCGGGCTAACGTGGTAGCGCCATTGGTATCTTCCGGCATGGTTTATGTGTTGGAGGACAAGGAAGAAATGGGCCAGCCGGTCGAATGGGTGAGGAAATTCCTGGATCAGGTCACTGATTACGCAGGCCCAGGCAGTGTTAAGAACGATGACTATGTGGATGCCTTTACCCAAGGATTGCGCTATCTGCGCGATGCTGGCTTCCTGACCTATGACTATGAAAAACCAGAGCCAACCTATTATCAGAAACCGGTGGGGAACCCTTATGCCAATTAATCCAGATGCTTTGCCAAAGACAAATTTTATCACTGATCTGCCACCCCCCATTGAAGAGGAGATGGACGATTCAATTGATGAAGCTGAGGAAGAATCCGAATCAGACGACGATAGCGAGGAATCATCTGAAAAGCACGAATTTTATGACAATCTGGCCGCCGGATATTTAAGTGATTCGGAGCTTGATCAACTTGCCATGGACCTGACCAAAAAGATTGATGTTGATAAGGAAAGCATTAAAAACCGCGATAAATCTTATGCTGAAATGGTCAGAAATTCCGGCCTAACCGATGATAAGGCCAGCAAAGGCGCAACCTTTGAGGGGGCAAACACGGTTTCATACCCGTTGGTTGAAGAGGTTGTTTTTGAATTTTCCGCCCGCGCCATTAAGAATTTGCTGCCAAGCGACGGGATTGCAAAAACACAGATCATCGGCCCTGAAACCACGGAAGCCATACAGAAGGCGGATGCCAAAAGAACCCACATCAATTACCAGTTAAGCAATGAGATTGTGGAATTTCGGCCCGAGCTTGAAAAAACTATGGTGCAGTTGTTCTTCGGTGGCAGCGGCTATGTGAAATTATGGTATGACGACATCCTGCGCCGTCCGCGCGTTCAATTTGTGTCGGTTGATAAGGTATATGTGCCGCAAGATTGCTCAAATTTCCAAACTGCTTGGCGCAAGACACATCAACTGAATATGACGTCTAGCGAGATCAAGGGCATGATGGCCCGCGGCATATATCGTGACATCGAGCTTAGCCCCGAAAAGGCTCCACGTCCCCAAATGACAGATACAGAGAGTGCGCTCAAGGAAGTATCCAAGTTCAATCAAAATGAAAATGCTAACGTTGACGAAATTCGCAGCATATTTGAATGTTATGTTAATTTGGACATCAAGGATAAGTTTTCAAAAAATTATGAAGCTCCTTATATTGTTGTCATTGATGAATTATCCCAGCAAATCCTGGCAGTTTACCGCAATTGGGATGATGGTGACATCACCCAAAAGGCGGCGACCCACATGGTCGAATTCCCATGCATTCCGTGGGACGGGCCTTATCCAATCGGCTTTGCCCAAATACTTAATGATATTGCTAAAGCTTTAACCGGATCACTCCGCGCCCTCCTTGATGCGGCTCACATCAATAATTCAGCTACCCTGATCAAGCTCAAAGGCGCCAAAATGAGCGGTCAGAATATGAATATTAGCATCGGCCAAATCCAGGAGATTGATGCGGCGCCAACGGATGACATCCGCAAATTGTTTATGCCGCTGCCATTTAATCCACCCAGCCAAATGCTAGTTGAGTTGATGAATTTTATGAACACCTCTGCCCGTTCCCTGGTTGGATCTATCGGGGAGCGGATGAGCGACCCAAATAGTGAAGCGCCGGTCGGAACTACCCTTGCACTGATCGAGCAGGGGGAAAAGGTATTCTCCAGCATACACACCCGCCTGCATCATGCCATGGGCATCCTGTTGCAGGCAATTCATCGTCTAAACAGCATCTACCTAGACGATGATCTGGTTAAGAAGCAATTGGGTGATGATATAATCAGAAGGTCGGATTATGCAGGCCCGTGTAACATCATTCCCGTTTCTGACCCAAATATATTTTCTGAAGCGCAGCGTTATGCCCAAATGCAAGCTGTGCAGCAATTGGCGGCCCAGGCTCCTGATGTATATAATCCCCGCGCCGTTCAGTTACGGAATTTGCAGACGCTTAAAATATCAGACCCGGAATCACTGTTGATGCCGTCTGACGAACCTGAATCAGTTGATCCTGCCCAGGAAAATGTGATGGCCTCCATGCTGAAGCCACCTAGTGTCTTTGAAGACCAAGACCATATGGCCCACATCATGACTCATTGGGGAGTGTACCGAGACCCAGTGTTGGCCCAGGTTTTCTTCAGCAACCCACAGGCGAGGGCGATGATTGTTTCGCACGTGATAGAACATATGAAGTTTATATACGCAACAGCCATGAACAAGGTTTTAAGTGCTGCTTCAGGCGCCGAAGACATTAGCGAGTTGCCGCAGTCAAGCGATCAGGAAATAAAATTCCAGGCCATACAGTCACAAACCATGGCCGCCGCTACTCCGCATGTTATTGCCCTTTACAACCAAATGGTCGCCCCGTTTGCCAAAGATGTGTTGGCGGAATGGGTCAAAATCCAACAAGAGCAACAACAACAACAGCTTGAAACCTTGCAAAAGGATCCAAGCATGCAGATGGCTGAAATTGCCAAGTCTGAAACCCAGCGCAAGGCAGCCAAGGATAAAGCAGACATCCAATTGCGATCCCAGGAGTTGCAACTTGAAGCCACACGGGAGCAGCATGATCAACAAATGGATCAGGCTAAGGTATCAATTGATGCCAATCGTGTTCAAGTTGATAAGGAAAAGAATTTGGTTGACGTTGCAACCTCGCAGCAACAGGTCCGAAAAGACCTGGTCATTAATCAGCAGGACAACGCCACAGCCACCAAGATCGCCGAAACCCGAATCCGTCAGCAGGGATCGGCTGGCCATATGAAAAATGGCAATACGCTGACAAACCCAAACCCGAAAGGATAAAGCCATGAAAGGCCGTACTGAGAATAAACCAAGAAAAAACAAGCCCGTAGCCTACCCAAAACCACCGAAGGGCGCATGCTAAGCACAATAGATTGGCGAGAGGTACTGGAGACCATTGAATCAATTATCTCCAGGGAGATCACTGATCGTTCCCAACGGATGTTTGAGCCGAACGCTTCGATTGATTATGAATTCTTCAAATCAGTTCGTTACCAAATTGATGGCATGCGAATGGCCGTCGATATCATTAAGGACAATTTATACAAACCAGAAGAGGATTAGTAATGTCACATATACCAGTGGTCGCCCCAGTCACTAAATCATTCGATTATACCATTAAAGACGCTTTCCCTGATGTTGATCCGCAAGTTATTCCTTTGGGGCACAAGATTTTACTGCAGATCCGCGTTCCCCAAACCGTGACCAGGGGTGGTGTTATATTGGCCCAGGGCACCCAGGATTTCGAAAAAGTCAATTCCCAGGTCGCTAAGGTTATTTCGTTGGGACCGCTTGCCTATAAGAACCGCACCACTGGCGAATCATGGCCTGAAAAAGACTGGGCAAGGCCGGGCGAGTACGTGATGTTGCCGCAATATGCTGGCCAGCGTTGGGATGTGCCTTATATCGACCAAAATGGCAATAAATCCGTGGTTGGCTTTACAGCCATTAATGATGCGGAAGCGTTTGCAAAAATCATTGGCGACCCATTGCTAATCAAGGCAACTGTTTAGGATGGTCGTTTGACAAGAAATAGAAAAAGGAATAAAATTTATGGCAGTTGATACCAAGAAACCTGGCGCCATTGATAATATGGATCCAGAGGCTTCCGCCGGAACCACACCGGCGCCTGTACTAGAACAGGAAGAGGAAGTTGAGGGTGCCCCGTCTGAGGTGGAGACGGTTGAGAAAGAAGCACCTGAATCGGTCGATGAGTCCGAATCTGATGGTCTGAAACCAGAAAAAAAGTCACCCGTCCGTGATCCCGAATATTACAAGATGAAAAGGGATTTAAAACGGGCTAACAAGCGGTACGATGAACTTGAATCCCGCCTGCGGGATTTTGAGAGCAAAGCACTGCAAAGTAGTCAGAGCGAAATAGACCGGTCTATCAAACAGACCGAGGCCGACCTTCAAAAATTAAAAGAAGGGAAATACAAGGCTCTATCTGAAGGCAAGGGTCCTGAAATTATCGTTAAAATTGAAAAGGCGATCGACGATCGCCGGGAAATGTTAACGGAGCTTCGTTCCCAGCACGAAGATACTAAGAAAAAAGTAAGTCAAACGCCTGATGACAAAGCGCGAGCTATTCAGCTGAAAGCTGAAGAATTGCGTGATGAATGGGTTGATCGCAATCCATGGGCCAACGCAACTGGTAAAGAATACGCCCACGTGCACGTTGCTGCAAGGGGTGTGGCTGAACAGTTGACAAGGGCCGGATATAGTGCGGCAACCGATGAATTCTGGGAAGTATTAGACCAAGAGCTTCATGCTCGTTATCCGAATCTGAGCGGATCTGCAACCGTAGCAAGCGTGGCCAATAAGCCCGCGCCACAAGCAAAAGTGGCCCCTGCACCAGCCAAGCAACCCGCAAGTGTTGTGAGCGGCGGAAGCAAGACGGCAAGTTACAAATCATATGGATTGAGCGCTGAACGCCTGCAATTTGTGCGTGAACGGAAGATGACCGAAAAGGAAATCAAGGAATACGCCGAAAGCTGCAAGGAACATGATAAGCGTAAAATCGAACAAAAGAGGGACAGAAGTTAGAATGGCCAAAGTCATAAAAGAAAGCACCCAAACAATTCACCGTGACGGATCGGATTACCGGATGGAAGACCAACCGGGCCGTGAACCGCGAGAGGCGGAAAACCGCGCAACAGACACAATCGAAATGTCGGATGAGGAGCGTTTTGCCCTCTACGCCCAATCGACCCAGTCCAATTTGTTGCCAAACCTTCCGCATGATGACGAATGGCATTATTGCTGGCTGACCACCAATAACCCTCAAGATCCCATCCACAGACGCCTTGAGGTTGGCTATCAGCGTGTAAAGTATGCTGACCGGCCGGAATTCAAGGGCATGCGCACCGAAGGCGGTGATCAAGGACTTTATGTCACCGTGCGGGAAATGGTTTTAGGGCGGATTAAGAAATCACTTTACCAAAAGATGATGAATTTTAATCACAGCCAAAGACCGGCCCGTCAATTGGCAACCGTTACGGCCGCAAACGACGTCTTGGAGAATTACATGGCGGCGCAAAGCCGCATCGGCCTCAATATGAACAATATTGACCAGGAAAAATTATCTGAATACATCACGCGACCCAAAAACCACTCATTCGGCAAGGATGGCGGCTCCATTTCCGTCAGCCAGCAAATGCAGAACCGGGTGCAGCGTGGTGAAAAATTCCACGAATTTCAAGAATAAAGGAAATATAAAATGTCAACAGTACTTGCCCCTTTCGGGCTTTTACCGATTGCCAATATAGCCGGGGTGTTACCAAAGCCTACATGCTTCCCGGGCGGATTGGCTTCTGGCTACGCCACCAATCTTTATGAAGGCACCGCTGTTAAGCTCGTCACCGCAGGTACTATTGATATAGCAGCTGGCGCTGAAGACTTATTGGGTGCGTTTGCATGGGTTGAATATCAAACATCCATTAACGGTCCGGTTATTAAAACTAACCGCTGGGTCGCAAACACTGTTGCGACTAACATCAAAGTGTTTGTTTATGCTGATCCTACAACTATTTATGAAATCCAGTCAACCGGGTCCATCGCCGCAACGGCGGTTGGGGACGGTGCGGATTTTACCAATAATACGGTCGGCAGTGCTGTGACGGGTACCTCCGGTGCCACTTTAAGCCCAACCTTGGTTGGTGCCGGTAACCCGGCGCAGTTCCGCATCATGGGTTTTTCTCAACGCCTTGGCAACGTTGCTGCAGATGCTTACACGATTGTGGTCGGCTATATCGGTCGTTCGCAATTAACCGCCAATAAGAACGTCTTATAATCAGTAAGGAATATAAAATATGAGTATTACATCAGGAAGTGTCGCCGACGTTGTCGGGCCTTATATGAATAGGGTGTTCTTGGATACCTATAACAAGGCCGAAGTCCAATACGACATGATTTTCAAAAATATAGATAAGCCAACTCCGCGCTCTCAGCATCAAGAAGTGATGTTGGCTGGTCTTGGTGCCGCGCAGCGGTTGAATGAAGGCATGCAAACGCCTTTGATCAACAGCGGTGAAATGTATCAGGCCATTTATAATTATGAGCAATACGCGCTTGGCTTTGCCATAACAGACGTTGCTTACGAAGATGGCGAACATATGGGTCTTGGCGAGGCATACAGCGAGTATCTCGGCCGTTCATTTGTGGAAGCCAAGGAAATCAACGCTGCCAACGTTCTGAACTTCGGCTTTAACGCCGGTGTGCAGACCGGGGGTGACGGTGTGGCCTTGTTCGCCAACAACCATCCTTTGAAGTTTGGCGGTACTGATTCGAACTTGTTGCCATCGGCCGCCTTCTCGCAAACTTCCATGGAAGACGCGACCATCCGTGTCCGCAAGGCATTGGCTTTTGACGGCACACGTGCCATCAGCGTCAAGATTGAGAAAGTTGTTCTGCCACCCGAACTTGAGAATCAAGGTAAAATCATCCTGAATTCCCAGTTGCGTACCGGTACCACCGCCAATGACATCAACCCGCTTTTTGGGGCGACCAAAGGCTTGGCCGTTTTAACGCGGTTGACTTCTGCGAATGCTTGGTTTGTGACCACCGATTGCGGCCGTGGCTTGCAATTGGCGCAACGTGTGAAATTGGAACGCCGTTCTGAACCTGATTTCAATACCGCTAGCTTACAGTTTGCTGGTCGTGAACGGTACAAATTCTACTGGACTGACTGGCACGGTGCCTACGGAAACCAAGGTATTTAGGGGAGGATTCTATGTCTGAATCTCATTTTTTCGATCGCTTGAGTACAGGGGCGGCCCCGCCGCGCGGTTCTAGGACAACCTGGGGCCTGCCGATGGGGGCCTATGCCCCGCCATACCGCACGACTCCCATTAATTTGGATGCCGACGGTATTTGTGCTGCCCAAACCCCTGCAGGGGCCGGAGCCTTAACCTTGAACGGTGCCCTTGTTACAACCGTTGACGGTGCTGCGGTGGCTATTCTGGATTATGCCAGGGCGCTATCTATTGTATCCAGTGATGCTAGTGACACAACCCAAACCATCACGGTGACGGGGTATGACCTTTACAACAAATTGATGGTGGAGACCATTGCTTTAAACGGCACATCAACCGTCAATGGCAAGAAGGCATTTAAGCGCGTCACCGGGGCTGTTGCCAGCGCTGCCACGGCTGGCACAGTCATTCTTGGCACAACCATTATCATGGGGTTGCCTTACCGTGTGAACGCCCGTGATGCGGTGCAGATGTTTTTTGACACGGCTTTCGTAACCAGCGGCACCTTTGTTGCTGCCGACACTACGACAGCCAGCGCCACCACCGGTGATGTGCGCGGAACTTTCGTTCCGGCCGGCACTCCAGATGGGTCAAAAAAAATCACCTATTTGATATGGGCTGAAGATCCTGACACAGCCGATGGGCTTTATGGTGTAGCACAATATGCGGGGTAAACATGTCTGTAAATTTCCTAAGATCCACCAAAATGACGGTGAGCGGCTTAGCCGTTAACCGTCGTGTCCGCATGAGTTCCGTGATCATCACCGCCCCTAGCGGGGGCGGTGATTTCATATTCAGGGACGGAAGCATCACGGGTGACGTGAAATTAAATATCACCTTGCCTGCCGGTATGATTGAGCCGTTTCAGCCAGTTTCCGCCGATCTTGGTCTGCTGTTTCCACTTGGCATTTACGTGGAATTACCGGGCGGCTCTATAACCATTATTCATGATTAGGGGTTTTTATGCCGACCAGCGGGACAACCGGATTAACAACCTTACCGATTGATGAGCTTGTGGAAAGCGCCTGCAGGCGGTGTGGCGTGTCATCTGGGTCAATGCCGGGTGAGGCTGCTAGAATCGGGAAGCAGGCTTTATTCGCTTTCCTGGTCACAACCTCTAATGACGGCACCAATCTTTGGGTTGTTAATAAATATATCATGCCATTGACGACCACCCAGACCCAGATCACGTTGCCCGTTTCAACTGTTGGGATTAAGGCAGCCCTTTACCGTCGTTTTGTGGCTCCGAGTGGGGGATCACCTTTCAGTTCAGCCGGTGGAAGTGCTGCTAATGCATTTGATAGAGATATTCAAACCGTTTGCACACAGGTGTCGGCCAATGGGTATATTTCCTATGATTTTGGCCAATCAGTTGTGATATATATGGGCGGTCTGATGTCTAATGGTGATGCAGGTTATACCCTGGCTTGGGAATCGTCTAAGGATAATGTCACATGGACCCAAGTGCTTCAATCAGAAGGCGCGATTTATCCAGATAAAAAATGGGTTTATACGGATTTCACGGAAACGCTGCATGGCCGGTACTTCCGGGTGCGAGAAACCGGAGGCGCAACCCTTAATGTGCGTGAAATTGCTTTTGCTTCCAATATTTATGAAACAACTATGACGTCGATGAATATCGACAATTACGCGGCCATTCCGAATAAAACCCTGTTCCAGGGAACATCAAACGGCTCTAATGTTTTGCAGTATTATTTTGATAGGCGCCGCACTCAGCCCATCATGGATCTGTGGCCAGCCCCTACCAATTCGTTTGATTGCGTGGTTCTTTACCTGCATATGCATCCCCAGGATGTGGGTGCCATGACCAACGAGCTTGATGTGCCGGTGCGCTGGGTTGACGCCGTGACCTGGGGGTTGGCTGCTAAGATGATTTATGAATTGCCGCGGGATATCGTTGATTGGGAGCGGGTAGGAAACATTGAGCGCAATGCTGAAATCGCCAAACAAAAAGTAAGCGATGAAGAGCGCAATCCATCTCCAATTTATATGCTGCCTAATATTTCTGGGTACACGAAATGAGCAATTTACGCATCCCGAAAGATACACCTGCCATGTGTGACCGCTGTGGGTTTAAGGTAAAATATCTGGATCGCGTGCGTGACCCGAATAAACCGAGTTTGCTTGTGTGCCGCGTTTGCGTTGATGAACTTGATCCGCAGCGCAAGCCACAGCGCCAGATGGAACAGATTGCTTTGCCAAATGCCAGGCCTAATCAGTCATTGGAGCCGAAAGACGGTGATTTATGAGATATATGCGTGCCTTGGATTATTTTTACCTGAACGATACTTCCAAAATCATCATTGTGGAAAATTTGAGCACCACCACCACGCAGGATGGCCCTATGAATGTTGAGCAGATTATATCCATTATATATGCTGGTGAGTGGCTGATATCCCATCCGGCTCTCAACCCAACCAAAACATATGTGGTTGTTGACGCTTTTATGGTGAATGACCGAGCTTATGCCGAACGGGGTGAGCCGATCGGCCTTGCCGTCACGGAGTACGTATAATGGCCGCTCCTTACATGACATATAGTTCATTGGTAACCATGGTTAAAAGCTATATGGAGCGTGGTGGCCCTGATGATGCCGGATTTACCGATGACGATATTGATCGCTGTATCATGTTGGCAGAGGCTAGGCTTGCCAAGGATTCTAAAACTTTGGGTAACATGTTAGCTATCACGGGCAACTTGACATCCGGCAGTCCTGTTTTGAAAAAGCCATCTCGGTGGCGGGAAACCGTGAGTATTGCAATTAGTCTAAACGACCAATTTACTCCTATTTATCGTCGCACGTATGAGTTTATGAGCACCTATTGGAGCAATCGAAACCAAAGGCTGACCCCAAAATATTACTGTGATTACAGCGATGAGCATTTTTTGATCCTGCCAACCCCTGATCAGGCATATGCCTATGAAATGATTTGCTATATCACCCCAGGGCCATTGACCGCCGCTTCACAGGCTAATTATTGGACTAATAACGCCCCAGATTGCCTTTTGTATGCAACTTTAGTTGAAAGTGCAGTTTTAGTAAAAAACCGTGAACAGGAAGCGGTGTGTGAGGCAAAATACCAGAAGGCGATGTCATCCTTGCTTAATGAGGACATGCGCCAAGCTGTTGACCGCAATACACAGGAGGGCGCATGAGCCTGCTTCAGGGGTCTTTACTATTCAGCGGCAATGCAACCGAAAAAAGCTTGCGGCTCGGCGGCACACGCTCCCTAACCAGAACTATGTCCGCAACTGGGTCCCGCCGCAAGGCAACCTTAAGTGTCTGGCTAAAAAAAACCAATGTGGTGATCGGCGGTACGAGCGTTAGGGATATAATCTTGAGCGGTGGTGCTTTGGCAGCCAAGGATTGGCTTGGGTTCACCGGTGATGGTAAATTGTATCTGGCATTGAATAATAGTGCTTCCGGTAATATCCTTTCAACCAGGGTTTTTATCGATAATACAGCCTGGGGGCATTTGGTTGTTGCCATCGATACGGAAAAGGTGGTGGCAGCGGACAGGGTCAAAATGTATTGGAACGGGGTGCAAATCACTGGATTTTCACCTGCCACTTATCCAGCGTTGAATTATGATTTTACCGATTGGAACAATGCGGGCGCCACCATGATGCTCGGCAATAGTAGTGTTGCCAATTTAGGGTATGGCGGCTATATGTCCCATCTTTATTGGATTGACGGGCAGCAATTGGATGCCAATTCTTTTGGCCGATTAAATACAACCACCGGGCAGTGGGTGCACCGATCTTATGGGGGAACATACGGCACCAATGGCTGTCATCTGCGTTTTGGCGATTCATCAACCACGGCTGCTTTGGGCCGTGATTATAGCGGTGTCGGCAATAATTTTACCGCCAACAATTTATCGGTCACCACTTATACCGACAGCATGTTTGATAACCCGGTTAACACCAATTTCACCACTTGGGATTATAACCATCCCGTGGTCTCGACAGGGCGCGTTATCACCATGGGCAATCTGCGCGAAAGCAATGCAGCGGCTTTGGCTGGGTTTGTCAAATCCACTTTTGGCATGCAATCAGGAAAATGGTATGCGGAATTCCAGCCGGTGGCAACCGGCACGGCCAGCGAATGCATGTTTGGGCTGGTCAGTTCGCTTGCGGCTTATGCCGCCTATCCAGGCTCTGATGCTTTCGGCATGGCTTACCGCGGATCAGATGGCAACAAATACACCGGTGGCGTTGCTGCCGCTTACGGCAATACATTCACCAGCGGTGATACTATAGGAATTGCTTTTGACGCCGATAACGGCAAGTTGTTCTTTTCTAAAAACAATGTGTGGCAAAACACCGGTGATCCGGTGGCTGGCACCAATCCCGCCTATTCCTCCATATCCATGGACAGGGCATGGCATTTCGCCAGCGGTTCACAAGCCTTCATCAGGGAGGCTGCTGCAAATTTCGGGCAATACCCATTCACCTATGCCCCGCCCGCAGGATTTTTACCATTGAACACGATGCGCATACAAGCACCAGCTTTCCAGAAGCCAAATATTTATGTGGATGCGGCCCTGCATACCGGATCGGCTTTGCCGGTTTCCGTGAGTTCACTGGCATTCTCGCCCAATTTGGCTTGGATTAAAAACAGGTCTGCCAACGTATCGCATTATTTGTTTGACACCGAGCGCAGCGGCAATATCCCCATATTTGCTGATTCGATCAATGCGGAAGGGGCGGCGATTGCAGGTTTCTCCTTGACAGGCAATGGATTTTCAATGCCTGCCAACACGACTGGCATCAGCACTACCGCCAACAATTTCTTTTCCTGGAATTTTGTCAAGGGAACTGTCCCCGGGTTTGATATCGTAAAATACACCGGTGATGGCACAGCCAACCGGGCTGTCACACATGGCCTTGGTGGTATTCCTGAATTTGCTTTCTTTAAACGCCGCAGTGGTACGGGTGGTTGGTATCTGTGGCACCGCGATTTTGGGTTGCTGGGTGCCCAGAATTACTTCATGCGCTCTGATTCAACCGGCGGGGTGACCGCGGCGTCCGTTACAAACACGCCGTTTGGTACTGGTCTTTGGTCTTCAACCCAATTCATGGTCACCAACAACGCCACCAACAATCTGAATGTGTCGGCTGCCGATTACATTGTTTATCTATGGCGATCCGTTCCCAATGTTTCATCTGTTTATTCCGTATATGGGAATGGATCAGTCGATGGCCCGCTGGTTTACACCGGTTTTTCGCCGCGTATGTATATGTATTTCTCGGCGGCTCCTGGTGACAATGGGGCCGTTATGATGGATACCGTCCGTGCACCAACTAATAAGGCATATCCGTTTTCTTATCAGTTTGTGAATAATGCCGAGTTCAATTTACCAGGAAGCTATGAATGGTACATTTTATCCAACGGATTCAAAATTGGATTAGCCAACGCGACGGCCAACTGGATCGGTAACCGCATGTATGGCATTGCTTTCGCTGAATTTCCCCTAAGATATGCAAGGAGCAGATAGATGTTCACAATTTTTGACGGCCGGTCCGTCCAACCCTCAGTCATATCTTATGAACAAATTGCCTTAGACGTCAGTTTTACTTTGGAATGGCCATATGTGCAAATGCTATCCTCACAAGTTATTTCCCGGATTATGGATGTAACCCCATCTGGTGCAGGTCTTTTTATCCAATTGCCGCCAGCAAGTCAGGCGTCAGTTGGTGAATATGCCATTTTCAGGAACGTTTCGGCAACCAATTTTGAAGTTCGCAACAATGGTGGCGCTGTCGTCACTACCGTCACCCCAGGCGTTGCTAAATTCTTATTTTTAACCGACAACACAACTGACGCTGGTATTTGGGCCAGCATTACATACGGAGCTGGAAGTTCAACGGCTGATGCCGCAAGCCTTGCCGGTTTCGGACTTATCGCGCTTGGATCGAAGCTCAACACGAACACCCAGCTTTCAACATATGCAACAAATTACACTGTTTTAACCACTGACCGCGCCAAGGCGATGATTTGGACAGGCGGAGCCGGTACTTTTAGTTTTTCTTCGGCCGCTACTTTAACAAATGGCTTTTACTGCCTTATTTCTAACCAGGGCACAGGTGCCCTGGTACTTGACCCAAATGGCAGCGAGCTGATTGATAATGCTACAACGATAAGCCTAAGCCCAGGATACTCCTGTATCGTTGTCTGCTCTGGCACGGCCTTGTTCACGGTTGGGCGTCAAATCCAGGTGGCAGCATCCGCATCCACATATTTGCAAAAGAATGTGTCAGGCGCTACTGACGTTGTCTTGAGTGCTGCCGAAGCATCCAACCGCCAACACAGGTATTTTGGCACACTGACTGGGAACATCAATGTGATTGTTCCAGCTGTGGTAGCGGAGTACTTTACATTTAACAACACGTCTGGCGCCTATTCATTAACGTTAAAAACTGCAGCCGGGCTTGGTGTCACATTGCCGCAGGGCGAACATATTATTGTAAAGTGTGATGGCACCAATGTGCTAGACGCTGATACCGTTACTCCACCTGGCGCCTTCTCCATACCTGACGGAAACGTTGGTACACCTGGTTTGGCCTTCACTAATGATGCTGACACTGGTATTTACCGCCCTGGCGCTGGTATATTTGCAATCACGACTGATGGCAATGAGCGATTCCGGGTCAGTTCGATTTCCATGCAGATATCCGTTCCCGCTTATTTTACCGATGGCACTGCGGCCGCCCCGTCTATCACATTCACGGCGGATGTTAACACCGGTTTTTGGCGTCCAGATAACGAAACCATTGAAATGGTCGGCAATGGGCGCGGGATTTTACGTGGCTTAGGTGATGCAGCAGGCGTTAATCTGGTTCGGGTTAAGTCCGCCATCATTAACACACCTGCAGTAATTGAGGGTTTTGGTGCCCAAGGCGATCTGGTGACAGGGAATGGTACTGATCTTGCGATCAAGGGCGGGCAAGGTGGATCCACATCCGGTGACGGGGCCGATGTCTTAGTGCAGGGCGGAACGCCTATTAATGGCAATGGCGGCGAAGCTTTCTTGGAGGGAGCTGACGGTGTTGGCACTAATAAAAATGGTGGTGGCGTGTATATCACGGCTGGTGATCAAACCGGTACTGGTATCGCTGGCCCCGTGGTTATCAATGCGGCCAATCTGGCTGGGGCTGGGACGGCCGGATTTATTGCCATTTTATCCGGTAACGGATTTGGGGCGGTCACCGGGGGTGGGATTTTGGCCCAAGCTGGTAATGGTGGCGCGACTGCACCTGGGGCTGATTCGGAAATCAAGGCGGGTAATGGCGGCGGCACATCCGGCAACGCTGGCAAGGTCAAGTTAACCGGTGGCACGGCGGTGGATGGCAATGGCAGTGACATTGTTTTGACTGCAACCCCCGGCGTTGGCACCAACCGCAAGGGCGGTGACATCCTATTAAGCACCGGCGTCCAAACTGGCACTGGATCACACGGAGTAATTGAAACCCTGGGGGCGGCCAGAAACGGCCCAACTGTCTTGACGTATTCCGCAACCGTCACCCCTGATTTTTCACTAGGAAACTTCTTCACCCTGACATTAACCGGCAACGTGACATTGGCAAACCCGATCAATCTAGCGGCTGGTCAGCAAGGAATCATTGAAATCATTCAAGATGGCACCGGTGGACGCCTGATCACATTTGGATCTTTCTGGAAATTTCGGGGCGGATCAATCCCGGTTCTTTCAACGGCAGGTAGTGCTGTTGATTTGCTTTCTTATTACGTGCGTTCCACATCGGCAGTTGCAGCCGAACTTGGTGAGGATTTTAAATAATGCCAGACATCATTTACCCCATTAATTGTAATCCTGGCATCAAAAGGGATGGGACTCGCCTGGACGGTAATTTTTATACTGATGCCCAATGGACACGTTGGAATCGCGGTGTTCCCAAGAAAATTGGCGGATACCGTCAAATGACCAATGATATTGATGGCGTCACTAGGTCTCTGTATGTATACAGTGCCACTGGAATCAACCGCATTTATTGCGGCAGCCAGTATAAAGTACAATATCTTGATGTAGATCTGAACGGTTCTGGTGCGAGTGCCAGTGATCGCACCCCGGTCGGCATGGTGACTAACAATAATAATTTATGGACATTTGCCACCATGTTTGATGGCGGCGGCACTAGCGTTTCTCTCTTGGCGCATGTAGCCCCTAACCTTGGCGCGATTGATAGCCAGGTTAATGGTAAACTGTATTACGGCCCCGTGAATGCCAACACGCCTTTGACTTCAATTGCCAGTGCGCCAAATGTGTCAGGTGGCGTATGCGTGTTTACCCCATTTACCCTGTTATACGGAAATGACGGGTTCTTGGGGTGGTGTGATGCCAATCTGCCGAACAATTGGACAGGCGGTATCGCCGGGAATGCCAGAATTGCCAGCACTAAAATCATTAAGGGGTTACCAACCCGCGGTCAAAGCGGCCCAAGCGGGGTTTTGTGGACGCTTGATTCGGTGGTGCGGTGTGATTACATCGGCGGGGCGGCGGTATTCCGCTTTACGCCCATCACTGAGCAATCTAGCGTTCTTTCATCCTCTTCCATCATTGAGTATGATGGGCTGTTTTTCTGGCCAGCGGTTGACCGGTTTATGGTTTATGACGGCACAGTGCGTGAAGTGCCTAATCAAATGAATTTGAACTTTTTCTTTGACAATCTGAATTATAATTTTCGTCAAAAAATATGGGTTACAAAAGTACCAAGGTACGGTGAAATCTGGTGGCATTATCCCCGTGGCAACGCCACAGAATGCAACCATGTATTGATTTACAATGTGCGTGACCAGACTTGGTATGACACGGCCCTATCAAGGACTGCCGGGTATTTTAGCCAGGTTTTTCGCTATCCGGTGATGGCATCCCAATACAACACACCAACATTGACCATTCGCGCCTTGCAGGGATTGCCTTCAACTAGTTCTGGAGGAACGGCTTCTTTTGCTTTTGACAACAATATGACAACTTCCTGCACGCAGACCACGCCGGATGGGTTCATCGCCTATGATTTTGGCGCCAATACTACCCGGGAAATCGTGCGGGTTGGCATGCGCCCAACTGTCAATTCCACCTATAAATTAGTTTATGAATATTCGCAAGACAGTGTCAATTGGAACTTACTGTTTGAAACTGAATCAACAGCTTATCTGGCCAATACAGATTATTATATTGAAATCAAGACGCCAATAACCGCCCGGGCATTCCGGGTGCGTGAGACCAATGGCGGCACCCTGGATCTGGTTGAGGTTTATTTTATGACAAAGTCAACCAGCATTTACCAGCATGAATATGGTGTTGATGAGATAACTGATGGATCGACCTTAGCGATCAGTTCCTATGTGGAAACATCTGACATGTCACTTGCTGGCCAGACACCGCAGGGCAGTTGGGGTGGGGAGGACAGGAACATAAGCCTTAACCGGGTTGAGCTTGATATGGTCCAGTCAGGTCAGATGCAACTTGAGGTAAAGGGTGGCGCTTATCCACGCGCCGACGACATAATATCATCCAATTATTTTGAACCAGATACACAATGGGTAGGCATACGCCGTACCCAGCGACGCTATATGCGTATCCGTTTAACTAGCAATACGCAAGGTGGTAATTATGAAATGGGTCAGATGATGCTGCACTTCGTTGATAAGGCTGGGGATGTCAAACAATGATTAACCCATCATTAAGCACCTTATTTGAATGGGCGCACAGTTTGTTGGTTGATTTTCCCGAACAGGCGCCTTTGATTTTAACCGACGAATCGGATTGGAAGCGTTGGGCAGCTGAGCTTACAAAGACATCATATTTTTCAAATTCTTCGATACCTAACCCCAATTCTTTTGTAGAATGGCGGGATTGGGCAAGACAGGTATTCGCTATTTTACAATAGGAGTTTCATATGTTTGGTAAACGTCCCGTGATGCAAGAAGACCCTGATATTGCGAATGTTCTGCAAGACATGCCAGAAGAGGAAATGGGCGGTCAGGCCGATAATATCCCAGCCCAAGTTTCAGAAGGGGAATATATCATTCCAGCTGACGTTGTAGCTGCACTAGGTGACGGCAGTAATGAGGCAGGTGCAGACAAACTGGATATGCTTGTTCAGCAGATTCGCGCCCATAAGATGCAAAACGGCCAGGACCTTCCGCCGCCCGCAATGGATCCCACGGATTATATGGGGGAACCGCTGCCTGATCTAGACCGCCATATGAATTAGAGGGTGCTATGGGACTTTTTAGCAAGAAAACGAAATCAAAATCCAAATCTTCTTCGGTATCAACGACGCCGCCGTGGCACCAGCAGATGCTTGAGGATATTGCAAATAAGGCGACTGCTTTAGGCAGCCAGCCTTATCAGCCATATACGGGCCAGCGCGTGGCTGACTTCACCCCTGATCAATTAAAATCATTTCAAATGACGCAAAACAATGCGGGTGTTTGGCAACCAAATATGGGTATGGCAGATCAGATGACAGCTGCCAGTGGTGCAGGGTTTAATCAGGGTGAAATGAATTCCTACCTATCCCCTTATTTAGGCGGGGTGGTGGATGAGATAGGTAGGCAAGGCGCTCGCAATCTAACAGAAAATTTATTGCCCGGAGTGAATGATACATTTACAGGTTCTGGCCAGTTTGGCTCATCACGTCATGCGGATTTTACCAACAATGCGATCCGAGATGTCAATGAGTCTGTGATGGGGCAACAACGCCAAGCCTTGCAATCTGGTTATGACAGTGCCATGCAGGGTTATTTCACAGGGCGTGACCAAAAGGCTCGTGCTGGTGCCCAGATGGGCACGCTTGGACAAATGCGTAGCCAAATGGGGTATCAGGACGCTCAGGCTATGAATGCGGTCGGTGGGCAGCAGCAGGCCCGTAACCAGGCATTGAATGACGTTGCCTATCAGGATTATATGGCGGCGCAGGATGATCCATACAAAAAACTTTCCTGGCAAGCCCAGATGGTTTCGGGATTGCCCGTGACCCAAACCACCAATACCAGCAGCAAGGCCACCCAGAAAAACAGCGGCGGCGTGCTCGGCGACATATTGGGTGGAATCGGTATGGTTGGTGGCATGCTGACCGGGGGCGGCGGCATCGGTGGATTGCTTGGGGGCGGCGGCCAGGCGGCCAGTTCCATGTTCAGCGCCCCGATTGCCACATCAGGTATGAACAGCGGGATCATGGCGGCTTATGGCGCGGCCAATCCTAGATATTATTATAAAAAAGGTGGATTGGTTAAGCGTAAGACAAAATCATCACCATATAATGATGTCAAGGTCATTGATTTGTTCCCCATGCACAAATCTAAGGTGCGTAAATATGAGGAGGGTGGACGGGTCAAGGGCATCCCAACCTATGGCTTCTACCAAGACGGTCTTGAGGAAGATCCCAATGATCCAGGATTGCCTGTTAATTTTTCACTGAATGGTGAAATGACTGGCCAGGGGGCGGTTAACCAGGGGCCTGATATCGAAAGCCTGTTCAAGGTTATTGACCAGATCGGCGGTGGTCGAAAAAGGATACCAGGAAATCAACAATTAGATGCCACCAACATCCTGACTATGGGCAATTTGCCTGGGCGTTCAGATAATATCAAATCAGCACAAGATGCCTATGCCAAGGCCCTGGAAACGTTTCAGGGATCTACCAAGCCAGGAAGTGATTGGATTAACATGCCACTGTTTATGGGTGGTGCTGCCATGCTTGCCAGTGATGGCAGTTTAGGTGAGCGACTTGGTCAAGCCGGTTTAGCTGCTGGCAATGTGATGCAAGATCAGCGCAAACGAGATCAGGATTTGGCAGTTGGGTCAAACCAAGCTGCCCTTGAGATGGCTGCTGATAATTACAAATCAGCCTTAAAACCGCCAAGCTTGGAAGAAATTTATACTCCGAATGGCGGCCGCCAAAAGATATACGTATCCCCAGACGGCAGTATCTATCAGGCTGGTGGGGTGTCTTACGGTGATACGCCAGCCGGTTATATGCGGGATGAGAATGGCCAATTGGTTATGGACCCGGAACAAATCAAAGTGCAACTTGCTATCAAAGCAGCAGGGAGAGAAAGTAATAACATCAACGTCAATTCCGGCAGTGTGCAGGAAAAGGCAGCTGAGGGTGAGTTTGGCAAGGTTATGGGCACACGCTATGGCAAATTTGTGACCACGGGTGACAAGGCCGCGGGACAACGCGCCAACTTAAATGAATTGACGCGCATTTTAAGCAATCCTAACTTAAATAGTGGTTCATTGGCGCAAACTAAAGCTGAGTTTGGCCGCTTTTTAGTTGGGCTTGGCGTCAGCGAAGAAAACGCAGCAGGTGTGGTTGGCAATATCTCTGATATGGAGTCATTTGTAAGAGTTGCTAGCCAACAGGCTCTTGCCGCCGGACAGGAATTAACCGGCGCCATGTCGGATAAAGATATTTTGTTTTTAAAAGAACAAACAAATAACCCCAGCTTAACTCTGGAAGGAAATAAAAAGATCCTAAATGCCACCTTGCGGGCAACTGAGAACGCTGAAAAGATCGGCAACCTGGTTTTGGATTGGAACGCCCGTTATGGTATTGGTAACCGCGACCAACAAGGACGCACGATTGATATGGCGATTGATATGATCCGAAATCCAGCCCGTTACCGCAAGCCAGAAGAAAGACAGTTCTTTGTGGAATTGAACAACGGGGATGAAATTGATGCCCGCCGGATTACCCCGCAGTGGTTGGAAAGGAATTCATCCTATCTGAGTGAGGCAGAACTGAAAAAGTTGGCCATTGTTGCACCCGATAATGTGCGTAAATATTTTACTGACCGCGTTAAAAATCCGAATGTTCAAAACAACACCGCGCCTTCTACGCCAAAGGTTGAAACCTGGTCGCCAGATGGCGGACTGCGCAGGTAATCATGGCAGAAAGAATTATCAAACTACCAGACGGCACCACGCGGACATTCGATTCTTCTATGTCCGATGAGGCGATTGACGCGCAATTGCGCACAGAGTGGTCACAAAAACAACAAACAGCAAAACCAAGCCGTGTGGTGGCATTTCCTGACGGCAGTACCCATGAATTTGCCCCAGACGCATCTGATGATGATGTCCACGCCACCATGTCCCAAATATGGTCACAGCGACAATCAAACCCAGGGGCGGTTGATGTGCCACCAGTTAAGCCTGATATCCAGGCCATTGAAAAGAAACGGGCCATGCAAGCATTGATAGGTGATGGCCAGCAACGCACCGAGCGTCCGTCTGACCGATTGGCATTCCAGGGATTGAAGCGTGAGGCGGATTTACAACGTGATTTGGCAATGCGCACCCAAGCGGCACAACAACAGGTTCATGGTATTACTGCCCAGATTGAAAAGTTCCGTAGACCTGATGGGGTGGTGGATAAGCGTGCCATGCTTGATGCGGTGAATGAAGAGTTAGCGAATGGCGGGCAGGCTGATTGGTTCTTCAAATGGTATCCTGCTAACACCTCGCTTGATGCGATGATAGGGGATGTGGCACTTGAAGACACTCAGCGCAACATGCAGGCAGGCGTACGCGGTACCAGGGCTGGATCTGCCCAATCCCGCTATGCGCCAATTCTAAATAGAGATAAGCAATTGCGCGAACAGGGTTACAGCGGCGCCATCCAGGATATTTTTTCGGATCATCCATCGGTTTTGCCAGATGCGGAGCCAGAAAACGAAGACTATCAGGAGTTGATTCGCTCGCCTTTAGCCAATTTGAAGGGGGCATTATCACCTGACGCAAATATGTTTAATGTCCCATTAACAGCAGGGTTAATGTTCTCCGCTGATGACGCGGGGAAGGTTGATATCCTTGATAAGAAGGTTGGGCCTTTTTCTGAGTTTTTTAACTACAATTTGGGGCCGAAAGGTGAAATCCAGGTATCTGTCCGCAAAGGATTCGAATCAGCATTAAATGATTATGAAAAAAATCATCCAGCTGACAATTTTGATCAGACAATGGATTTTGATAGCCTTAGGCAGGTCAGGGATGGCCAAACATTCTATGTTAACCGTCCTGGAGCTTCTCGCCAAGATTTAACTGACTTTCTTGGATCAATTCCAACCCAAATAGCCACAGCTATTCCTGCTGGGAAGATCATTAAAGGCGGTGGGCTATTGGTATCCGCCGCTCGAGGGGCCTTAAGTGGTAGTACTGGGTCAATATTTCAGGACATAATTGCCAAAAATATGGGATCCAATGAGGATGTCAGTATGGAGCGGGCTATAGCTGGCGGAGTTGGCGGTAGCTTGGGTGATATGGCCAGTGCCTTAAGGCTGCGTCCTGGTAATTTATCAAGACGTCAGCAAGAGGACTTGATTAGCAGTCTATTCAAAGAAGATGGAACGCCCACGGATCAGCTTGGAAAAGACCTATTGCGCTTGAACCAAGGACTTGATGAGGAATCATTGACGGCTCTTGGCCCTCAATATATGGGGCGGCTACGTGATAATCTTTTAGGTACACAAGGCGACCTTGGACAGGCCGTACGCCTGACTGACGCTGAAGATCTTGGCGTGCCTTTAACCCAAGGCCAATTAAGTCGAAATAGACTGCGTGCATCGACCGAACGTCAGGCTGGCAATGGTCTATTTGGTGATGCTAAAGAAGAATTAGTTACAGCCAACACCAAGGCGCAACAAGAAGCGTTAATGGGCGCCGGTGAAAAGCAATTAAATAGCTTCGGCACCAGCTTGACAGAGCACCCAGTTGATATCATAGAGAATTCCCGCGGCATTCTAGACCGCATTGAAAAAGGCATGCGCGACCATAAGGATGATGTATATGATCGCATTAAAATGGCTAACCTGTCTGAGGATAACCCATTGGTGTTAAAGGGGTCGGCCCTATATGATTTGCGGCGCAATATTAGCAATTATTTAAAAAAGAAAGAAAACAGCACTAGATATATATCTCCAGATAGTTTTCAGGCGTTGGACGCGGTGGATGACGTTATAAGGGATGTGGCGGAGGCACCAGGCAGCGGCATATCCCGCAAAATGATCAAAGACCGCGCCCCTCATTTACCTGAAAGGGACATAGATCAACTGGTCAGTGATTTTGCCTACGTCACCAAGAAAAAAACCGGTGATCGTTTGGGTGATGAAAATCTGCGCCGCATCACCCGCGAAGAACAGAACGCCTTACTAAAGGATGCCTTAAAAAGCAAGGGCATCAACCCAACCATCGCGCCACAGGACATCCGCCGAATCATCGAGAGTATCCCAGACGAAAAGCTGAAGGAGTTTGCTAAGAATTTCAGTGCCCCATTGGGTGTTGGCGGGAAAGTCCCGAACCGCCCGGTTAAAGAATATGCTGAGCGTACGGACCGTTTTGCTGAATTGGTCGATGAATTAACTGACAGCGCAGCCAACGTGCAGGAAGTAAGTTATGCTGATCTATCAAAGATAGGCGACAGGATTCGTCAATTGTACCGAAAAAGCGAGCCGCGCAGCCCTGACCGCGTACATTTGGGGCAAATACAAAGGATGCATGAGGATTTAGTCGAGAACAAGGTATCTGATTATGTCATATCCGGCGATCCTGCTCTGATTGATGTGCAAAAGCAGGCCAGACAGCTTTACCAACAATACGCACATGTATTTGGGAAAGATAGCATCGCCAGCAGATTGCTGGATAAAACATCCAGTGTGGTTGAATCTGGAGGCAAGGAAATAAGGCGCGAAAACTTTAAGCTTAACCCAGAAGAGGCTGCCAACGCTATCCTGAATTTGAAAGGCATGGGGTTGAAGCGCGAGGCCGGGCAATTCATCGATAAAATGCTTAGCCTGCAAAAGCTTGAGCCTAACGCAAAAGGCGTCCTTAATCAATTAAAGGGCGCGATTGTCAATAATTTGTGGCGTCAATCGCTAAATAAAGTGAAAAAACAAACAGGCGAATTCCCGGTGGTAGACGGGCATCTTTTTTCAAGCAACATTTGGAAAACGCTTGGTGAGAGTGCAACTCCCCTCTCCAAGCTTTTTAACAAATCTGAAATTGCTGAAATGAAAAAGATTGCACGCCTTGCGTCAACAATTGGCACCCCAGTCACCAATACTGATAACCCATCTGGATCTGGAAAATTGCTTGAGCAGTTGATGCGCACATTTTTCCGCACCAAACTTGGGAACACTATATTCAAATTTCTGCCTGACAAATTTGGTGGGGTTTCTATGAAATCCCTGCAATTTGCTGACGGGCCAATTATACGGAAATCTCGGCTTTCAAATCCCATGATTGGTGATGTCGTAGCAGGACCGGCATCAGTAATGGGCACCCCAAATCCTTCAGAACAGGATATCCGTACCCGCCGAAAGAAATCGAACCCGGACGGGTTCAGTCAGGAATTCCTTGATGAGTTGCTTAACCAGCCAAGTCTGGTGGTGCCATAATGGATATGAATTG